CCGTCATCGGAACCGGGGCGAGCGGAGTGGCGTTGGCCCCCGTCGTGGCCCCCGACGCCCCGGCGGCGTTCGCGGCTTCAAGGAAGTAGGTGTAACCGGCGGCGATAGCGAGCGGCGTATCCGTGTAGGACGTCGCGAGGCCGGTCCAGATCACCGAGGCCGATCCGAACGACGCGCTAAGGCCCGGCGCGCGGAACAGGGTGTAGGCCGTCACGTTGTCAACTTCCGCATTTGCGGACCATGAAAGGGCCGCACCCCCGGCGACTGCTGTCGCTGTGAAGCTCGTCGGAGTTTTAGGGGCGCCCGCCGTCCCAGAACCGTAACCCGCGCCCGTGGGCGTGTAAGTGTAGACCGTGCAAGTGGAGATATCTTGCACTTGATTGTTGTACGTGTTGAAGCTTTGCAGCTTTATCTTAAGCGCGACCCCTATGTATCCCGCAGGCAGCGGGAAGGTAAACAGGGAGTCATCAAGACGTCCGTACAGCGCCCCCGTGGTGTGCGCGCCTGCCGTGGTGCCATATTGGCCCCGATACAGGTCTGTGAGGTCGTATGCGTTCGCTCCAATTAGTGTGACAGTTTCAGGACTAAGAAGTTCAAAGCTGGTGGAGCAGACGCCGTCCTGGATGATACCAACGGTCACACCGTTAGCCGCGTCCGCAGCGGTGGAGGCCGAGGCCAACTCACCATTGCTTTCCACGAGACTAACCGCCAGAGTATGCCCCGTATCGGGGTTGGTCCCGCCGTAACTCGCAAGACTAGCGGTGAGGTATCCTTGGCGCCCAACTGCCGAGATGGTGCCGATCTCAGCATAAGTCGTTCCGCCATCGGTGGAGACATTCACGAGTGCGCCGCCCCAGTTCGTATCAGAGCCAGAAGCGAGAATGCAAAGAATCGGGACACTAGAGCCGTTGTTCAAGCGCTGCGCAGCCAAGACATTCGGTTCAAACACAATCGGGTCGTTGGCAGTACCAGGGTTCACTTGCTGATTGCTGTAGGCGCGGCTTCCGCCTTGCGTAGTCTGCCCTATTGGTTGGCCAAGCGTACCGGGGAATTCTTCGCATGTAAGCATGAGCGAGCCATCATCCTGCTCTTCAATCTCACGTATGCGAACAGGGTAGTTAACAACTTGAAGGATCGTGTCAGTGATCATGCCGCAGTCCATAGGCTCAAGCTGTGAGTACTCCGGGCCTACAGTGAAAACGTAGTTTTCGCGCAAGTAAGCCATGCGCTGCTCCAGCAAGCTGGCGACTTGAAACGCCATCGGTAGATAGCAGATTTCGTGTGCCTGAACCGTAGAACCATAGCGGCGCCCTATGAGCTCGTTCTGGCTTTGGTCTATGACGTCGATCGGAACTGGGTCGTAATTTTGAGTGCGGTCCAGAACCTCCAGCGCCAGTGCGTTAGACGCATCAAACCAATCGGTGATGCTGACCAGAACAGGATCGGCATCTTTATCTTGTATGTAGTCTTCGTCAGTAAAGTTGAACACCAACGATATGGGCGGCAAGTAGGTCACACCGTTGCCAGTGACCTCGGCGTCACCAAACGGAACGAACTTCAGGGAGTACCCGGTCCAGGCGGGCGCCGTGTTAGTTATTTGCAGCCAGCGCGAAATGATGCCGGACGCCACTTCTTGGTTGTTGATAAACGGTGAAATTCCCCAGCCCATCGCCCGGCAATACGTCTGATATGCGCTGTCGCCCGTAGTGGTGGCGTCGGGACCGGATAGTAGTGAGCCACCGTCAAACGACGTAGTATCAAGGAACTGCGCGGGGAAGAGCGCGCCGTACTCGGGGTTCGTCAAGAACCGCTGGACTTCTAGCGCACAATCTGCGTCGCCCGCGCCGGTGTATCCCGTGTTATAGTTCGGGGCTTTGAGTTCAAAGGATGTCTGCGGAACCGTGGGCGTGCTGCCAAGATTGTAGTTCTCTGCTGCCATGTAGCAGATACCCTGATAACCGAAAGCATCGTTCGGATGCGTGGATACCAAGTACGACCATGGTGATTGCGGTATAGTACCCTCAAAGAATGAAAACCCGGCTGCAACAAACCCCGAGTAGTATCCTTGGTCCACCCATGTTTTGTCAACGCCGTCGGGGCACGGACCTTCACTCAGCGCCAGGAGTATGGTCGCCGAATAGGTGTAGGATTGCCCCTTGCCGCCGCCCTTGCCACCGCCCTTGTGGCCGTGAACGGTGTAGTCGGTGTAATAGATCAAGTTAGGTGTCGCGCGCACCAACCCACCGGCGTAAGGTACGCAAGTGACCATCGACGATGTTTGGATACTAAGGCCCGAATAGTCAGGGACCGTAGTAGCAGGACCTCTACCTCCCATTTTCAGCGCACCCTAAAAGCCCGCATCGGGCGGGGCTTGTTTCCAAATTGTGTCAAGTAAGAAACCATGCTGGTGTCGCTCTTATCTACGAAACCGAAACTGGCGTAGGCATGGATCACAAACGGCCACTCTGTAACGATGCCGCCGTGGCTGAAACTTTTACCGAACCGCCACACGACGATGTCCGCAGGCTGGATAGGTTCTTCGTGCCAGTCATACTCTTCGGTGTATTGCAGTATGAACGACAAATAGCGCTCTTCGCCATTGTGCATCATCCAGTCGCGGCCATACTTGCCGGTGGAGAACCATTCGAGCGCGCCGACCGCAGCGTATGTTTCGATGAGTATTTGCGCGCAGTCTATGCCTACGCCCTTTAGCTGGCGGCCCGGTCGTTGCTCGCCGTCGCCCATGTGGTGATAGGGCGTTCTTAGCCAAGTGTGCGCCTCGGCTACAGCGGCGGCACGCAACTCCGGCGACATCACAGGCCCATCTCCGCTTGTGGCACGCGCGGCGTGGCGCGAAACGAACTTTGGCGGCTGAAATAGATACAGTCGCTGACCGACCCTGACGCCAGCGGATCAGCACGGTTACAGCCCGGATAAGCTTTGAACGTGTCCCCCGCCAGTGGCGCCGTCGTGAACGGGTACGTAAGATAGATATTCGTTCCGTCGTAGGCCCTGATGGTGCGCGTTTGGTTTACCGCTGGGCCGCTCTCCATGAATATCTCGCCGTTGGCAAACGGGATACTCCCAGGTACGCCACCGCTCCAGGGAATAACGCTGGCGGACGGCCCCGTGCCCACCGTGCCGCTTTGCGCGAATGAGGACTTAACGGCGCCGCATGAACCAGAGTAGACGGTGTACGTGCAGTTCGGCTGAAACAGATTACGCGGCATTTGGATGTCTAGCATCACCAGCGCCGATTTGACTTTGTGAAGAACTTGCGTGCGACCAAGCTGGTCTATAGAGCTGGCGTACCCGTAGAACATCGGCATACCGCCAACCGGCGTGGGAAGGCCCGTCGGCGTAAGAATATCCGGGTCAAAGAACCAACGATCTCGTTGAACAACCGCGCCATCAAACGCGCGCTGGCGTACGGCCACCAGAAACGGAACACCGGCAATGGTGGACGGAACAGCCGAGTTTAGGTTGGGGGTGAGCATCATCGATTGTTGGTCGACTTCAATGGCGCTTGTTGGGTCATTGCCTGAACCAGATTGGCCCGAAGTGGCTTTGAATTTGAGCGACCCCTTGTCGATACCTATATCATTCGATATGTAGGTGGTGTTTCCTGTGCCGTCGCATGCGGGCACGGTGAAATCGTACTGGTTCGACGTCAAGAACAAGTTGTACCCCTGCCATTGCTGGTAAGCCATGCGTATCGTGATGGCTTCAGCAAACGGCACACTGAATGGGCGCCGTGCCATGAGCGCGTTGAAATCACCAGTGGTGAACCCCGCGTTAAGTGTGACCGGGCGCATTAGCTAACCTCACTAGAGAACGTGACTTTCTGTAGTTCGTACAGGCGCTGAGCGAACTCGTTGGTTTCCAGCTTGTCGTCATCAAAGCGACACACGAAGTAATAGTCAAAGTCGGCTGTGACCACCACACCAGAGGCGGGCGCCGTGGCGAACACAATCTGGTTCGGCAGCGTAATAGAGACTTCGCTCGCTTGGTACAAGTGCTGATACGAGATCACCATTGATTGCCCGGCCTGCGCCACATTGAACGTGTAGACGCCCGCCGCGCTTACCGCGTATTGGTTTGACGCTGGCGTGCCAGAAACCTTTGTGAGCGCCGTGCCAGAATGTGTGACGCCATAGTCTTGAACGAAGCCCGTGGTATCCGGCGTCAACGTATATGGGCCGGAACCGGGCACTGACAGCGTGGCAGTGCGCGCGCCGTACACGCCAAAGCCCTTGGCAAGCGCTAGGGTGCCCGTGCCCTGCGTTGTAAGAGTCACGTAGACCCCGGCAAGCGCGTTGGGGCTGGTAGTAGCCAGCCGCACCGTGTTAGCGTCTACAACGATCACCCAGTAAGCGGTGTTGGCAGCCGCACCGGACGGCAAAGTACCAGACGACGATAAGAACATCGGCCCTTGGCCATTGGTGAACCCATGGCCCGCTATCGTTACCTCAGAGTTTGACGTATTGACAGCGGTATACGCGAAGCTGGCGAGCGTCGTGAAATCTACTTGCCCAACGGGCTCCAACACCGTGCCCATGACAGCGGCGAAGAACGGCCACTGAAGAGTCACACCATCGCCGGTAGTAATGGAACCACCGACCACGTGATAGTCGTCCGGGTCTTGATATAGGAACGTGTACGCGCCGCCCGCAGTGTTCTTGAACAAGTCAATGATGGACTGCACGGAGTCCAAAGTATTGTTCATGCCTGACAAGTAGCGTGTGTCCGGCATAACTTCATAGTCAAGTTCGAAATTCCAGCGGGGGTAGACCATAAATGGCGTGACCGCACGCCGCCCCGTCGTCATTTCACGACGCGCGTTGTTGTAAGAGGGATTTTTCGCGCGGTCCCACTTCATACCGCCGCGCAAACTTGGAAAGCGTAATGTCGCCACAGGCAGAGGTCCTTGTGTTGGGCAGAGCACTTCTATACACATAAGCGCAACGCGGAGATGGGGGTAGCCAGCCGTCAAAGAATCAATGACGACAAGAGAATCCCTTAGATGAGGGTAGCCCTTGGTAAGAGATTCTGTGATAACAAGAGAATCACGCGCGTTCGGAGAACCTTTAGTCAGAGACTCCGTGACAACTAAGGTATCGCGGGTTTTCGCCATCAGCCTATCGAAATGATTTTCGGCCCCGCCTGTAGGGCGTTGATCTCAGATTGCGTCCAACCCGCGCTGGTATTTGGATCAAGTTCCCATATGTCTATATCAAAAGTGTAAGTTTCATAGAGTGAGTAGTTTGCCCCGGTGTAGTTTGTTCCGCCAGTGCGTAGAACATTCACTACGACAATCTCAGTAGCATCGTCCTGCCTGTAGCCGCCGCGCACTTGCACCCCATACGCCAGCGGCGCATTGACGGTGGCGCCCATGGCGTAGAGGTCGAGATCACCAACAGTTCCGTCATAATTGTAGGTGGTATCGTTCAAGTTCGTATTTGACGCGGCTTGCCAATTCGTCGACGCTCCGACAGCGGTGAAATCTGTTGTGGCGCCTGCACCGGCCGGAAACTGCGTCTGCACCCGGACGTTTCCGAGGAAGCTGTTATTCACCGACCCCGTCAGGTCGAGGAAGTAGAAGTCGTCGATCTGATAGCTAGTTGGCGCGCTCGTCAGTTGTGGTGCGAACAATATGGAGTCGAAGTAGGCGTGCCCGGTCACCTGCGTCACGCTTCCGGTTATGGAGAAGACGGCCACTCCATTGATCTTCGCAATCAGGCTCCCCGACGTTGCCGAGATCACGGCCTCGACCTCGAAATAAAACCATCCGCCGGAGACGAAGGTCCCGATCGGCGCTGTTGCGAGGAGCGTCCCGCTTCCCGGTGCCCCGCACCATACGTTCATTATTCCGTATTCATGGAAGGAGACGGAACACTGCGCGGCGTTGGCGGAGGAATCGAAGAACGCGATGTAGAAGGGCGCAACCAGCGCCGGGCCGATCTGCAAGGCCACGCCGACGACGCCGGAGACGCATGTCGAGCCAGGGATCTTTCTTAGAATGTTCGGCGGATTGGGACTTGAAGCCTGCTGATTGATCTCTAGACAGGTCCCCCCGAAGCGCCCGTTATAGGAACCGGGAACCGAGTAGCCGCTCCCACCGGGCTGGAAATACCAGCCGCCCGCTAGGAGCATTTGCGCCACAAGGGCGAAGGACGCCCCCGGCGGAATATAGTCGAATCCGTCAATTATACGGAGTGCCATGGCCTATGCCCCCGCATACGCGAATTTCCCATTGCGGTGCATTCCCTTTAGAAGTTTCGAAAAGTGAGTCTGCGCGCCTTCTAGTGCCTTCACCACTTTGCGGCCATCCATGTCTCCGCCGCCAGCACCATGGATATGGACCCCAAAATCCCCATGGAAGTCGCCACCACGGCTAGAGCGGTTGCCACCCGTCAGCGCGTTCATTATCGCCGTGTTGTCGGCTTTTGGCATGATACGTTCACCTTCGTGGATTTGCTGCACCATGTCACTCGGCACGTAGTTCGTACCTGTGGCGGCGCCCGCCAGCGCGGCAAAGCCAAGGGCATTGGCCGCCATAGCCTGCCCAAACGCGGGCGCTCCTAGGTCGATGGGGAAGGGAGCGCCCGCCATACTGGCTACGCCCGCCGCCCCGGCCACACCGGCATAGGATATCACCTGAGACTCGGCCGCCGTGCTTTGGGCCGCCTTGGCGACAACGAGGTTGACGATCCACTGCTCAACCATTTTCTCAATGGCGTTGATGACCATCGAGATGGCTTGGCTTTCAATATCTTTTAGCACTTGGCCCCAAGACTTTGTACCT